ATGAAGCGATCAGAGATAAAACGCCGCCCTCTGTCCGACACCACATTGGCCGGCCTTGAGCCAGACGCCAAGGAATACAGGGAGTTAGACGCAAACGGCCTGTACTTCCGTGTGAAGCCTGATGGTCAGAAGTCCTGGCAGCTCCGGTACAAGAAGCCCGACGGCAAGTGGTCGTGGCTTGGCCTTGGCGGTTATCCAGAAGTCAGCGGGTTGTTGGCCAGGCAGAAAGCGAGTGAGCTTCGGTCTGATGCAGCCGAAGGCAAGAACCCTATCGTCACCAAGCAAGCGCGCAAAGCCATAGACCAGGCAGCAGCCAACAACACTTTCGAGCCTCTTGCCCGCGAGTGGTACGCCTCACGCCTCACTAACTGGGATGCTGGGACAGCCAAGCGCATCATCGGCGCCCTGGATCGGCACGTCTTTCCCGTGTTCGGAAAGCGCGTGTATGCAGACATCACCCCATTGGAGTGGATGGAGTTCCTTCGCGGCATGGAACAGCAGGGAATCCTTGAGCAGATGAGCCGGGTTCGCTCCTACTGCAAGGACGTATATGACCTGGCCCGCGTGACTGGCCGAGCCGTTCACAATCCGCTTGAGGGCCTGCACAAGTACCTCCAGTCAGGCAAGGCCGAGAACTATGCCCATGTATCCCCTGATGAGTTGCCCGCCCTACTCCGTGCCATCCAGGCATATCCCCACGCTACCGACGTTCGTATCGGTCTGCGCCTTCTGAGCCTGTTTGCAGTGCGTCCAAGCGAGTTGCGAGAGGCAGAGTGGTCGGAGTTCGACTTTGACAAAAAGCTGTGGACGATCCCGGTACACCGCAAAGGCCGCAAGAAGGGTTTGGAGCACCTGGTGCCGCTCTCTGCCCAGGCCATCGAAGCGCTGGAGGAACTGCGCCAGTACACCGGCAGCTATGCCCTTCTGTTCCCCGGTCGGAGTGACCACACCAAGCCGCGGAGCGACACCGTGTTTCTCATGGCGCTGCGCCGGATGGGCTACGAAGGCCGGCAAACCGGGCACGGCTTCCGCCATATCGCGTCTACGGTGCTCAATGAAAAAGGGTTCGACGAAAACCACGTTGAGGCCCAGCTTTCACACAAAAAACCGGGCGTTGCAGGCGTGTACAACAAGGCGCTGTATCTGAGCCAACGCACGACGATGATGCAGTGGTATGCCGACCACCTAGACGAGCTGATCGCCGGAAATGTGGTGGAGTTCAAGCAGGCGTAAATGTGGGCCAGAGTCACAATGAACCAAACCACTGTGTTTTTTTACAGTAGAGGGCTTGCGTATGCACTCAGATGCATCCTAGAATTCCCACATCGGTAGCGAGACGCTATCGATCGACAGCTGGAATCGGTAGCGAGACGCTATCGGCGGGGTACTGCATCTAGGCCACAAGGTGGCGGCTGGATTGCCTATGCAGATCACAATTCCTAAGTTCCCAAGGGGGAAGCGGTTGAGCCTAAACGCTCACGCTTCCCTTTTTCGTTTCTGAAGCGTGGGCCTTGAAAACTCTTTCGAGGAACTCCGCGCATGACTACCGCGCCGAACAAAGCTCTAATCCGCCAGCCTGCCCTGTGTGCCTGGCTCGATCTGTCCCGCTCCGGCTTGGACAAACTCCGCAAAAAAGACCCGTCATTCCCCAAGCCGATCAAGGATGGTGAGAGCCGCCAAGCTGCCGCGTTCTACGTTGTGGCCGAGGTTGATTCGTGGCTGCAATCCAAGATCGAAGCGAGGGACGCAGCATGACTGACGACCTCCGCTCCTACGATCCCGAAGTCCACGCTGAGTACATCCACGACAAGCTCTTGCCGCTGGTGGTGAATCACGCCAAGGACAACAGTCACCCAGTCGATGCCGCTGTCCTGGTGTCATTCATGGCGCTTGCAACGATCCTTCAATCACGCGGTTACGAGCGTGACGAATTGATGATCGCCATCGACGCATCCCGCGCCCCCACCCACGCCGCGCCGGAGGTGCTGCAATGACTTTGGCTATCGAATACACCCCACGCACCACCATTTTTCTCGGCGGCTCCCTCGGCAAGAAGTACGGCAGGAAGCACACCTTTCTACTCGGCCCGGGCGACACCCGGGAGGCAATGAGGGCTATCGATGTTAACCACCCTGGTTTCTTCAAGGATTTGATGGACGCTCGCTCCAAAGGCTTGGAATTCGCAGTCTTCCGCAACCGAAAAAACGTTGGCGAGGGTGAATTCAAACTGGGTGGCACCAGGGAGATTCGTATCGTTCCGGTGATCTGTGGTTCCAAACGTGCTGGCGTCCTGCAGACCGTTGTGGGGGCAGTGCTGATTGTCGCTGCCGCATTCATCACCGCAGCTTCGGGCGGCACGGCCACACCACTGACAAGCGCGATGGCAGCTGCTGGTTGGGGTATGGCAATAGGCGGCGTTATCCAGATGCTCAGCCCCCAGGCCGGCGGACTAAAGACCAGTGCTGCGCCAGAGAACACCCCCGGCTACGCCTTTGGCAGCGCCAAGAACACCACGGCATCCGGCAACCCTGTCCCGCTCTGCTACGGCAAGCGACGAGTGGGCGGAGCGATCATCAGTGCCGCGATTTACGCGGAGGATCAAGTATGACGCTTGCGTCCGAATGCTTCCGCATGTATCGTCGGCCTGTCGTTGCAAATTCAACGACCGGGTTTGGTCACCCAGATAAGCAAAAGGCGCACAGCGCCCAAGATTCCGTCTCCGGCGTTTTTTTACGCCTGAGATTCCGCTTTATGGCGGCTGTGCGCAGGACACCTTCGGGTGTGCCGGGTTTCCTTTTGCCCCGGTTGACCAACCTGCGTACAGCTGCCACCCATTCGTTTGGTCACGAACGTGGCAGCTCCAATCTGCAAAAGGAGCTCCACCATGCACGCCCTCACTCCCTCGAAAATTCGCGCACTCGCACACCGTCGTATGGCGCTTTCCGCCCTTCACGCCGACTCCAGCCTGGCTACACGGCTCAAGCGGTACAACCATCACATGGCCATCGTTCGCACCTTGGAAGCGCAAGGTGGTGTGCAATGAATCTGCAACGCTACGTCGCCGAAGGTGAAGTGCTGCGCGATGCAGTGCTGAGTGCCAGGGATATGTGCTCAATGAACTTCGCCCGTGAAGAGTTCGACAAGCTGGTGCGGATTCTTTTGCCCATGGTCGAGCCGCACCTGGCCCGCGAAACGGAAGGCCCCGCTAGTGACATTGCGCGGCACATCGAGCAAATCAGGATCTTCAGTAGCAACTTCCTAGTCCATCATCGTCACTTGGGTGCGTCGTATGGAGTGGTAGGCAGTCGTCCCGGTGTAGACGTTCCAGAGGAATAACTATGAAAACCATTAAACAGTGCAATCGCGCTGGCGGGATCGGCTTATCTGCTAAACCTGAAATGGCCTTTCTGGAAGTTCTCCAGGGTGTATATGGCCAACTTGATTTTAACCCTATTGCTGATGGCGAAATTCACCGATTCAAAATTCAAGCTGATAAGTCTGGAAGTTTGAACGGATGGTACGTCCTATATTGCGACGGTATTGCTTCTGGTGCTTTCGGTAGTTGGAAAGCTGGCGACAATCACACCTGGAGCATTCGTGAGCCGGCAGACCATCAGGAATCCGAGCAACTGCGTCAGCGCATTGAGCAAGCTAAGGCACAGCGCGAGGCCGAGCGCCGCCAGAAACAGCAAGCGGCTGCCGAGCTGGCCAACCGCTGGTGGCGCAACGCCCGCCGCGCCGATCCAGAGCACCCGTATTTGGTCGCCAAGGGTGTACGTGGGCACGGACTACGCCAGCGCGGTGCCGAACTGCTCGTCCCTCTCTACGCCAACGGCCAACTGGTGAACCTACAGCGCATCAGTCCCGAAGGCATCAAGCGCTTTTTGGCTGGTGGCCAGGTGAGGGAAAGCTATTCAGCGCTGGGGGCTATCGGGTACGACAAACCGCTCTGCATCTGTGAGGGCTGGGCGACCGGTGCCACGTTGCACCAAGCTGGCTACACCGTCGCCGCTGCAATGAACGCCGGGAATCTCAAGCCGGTGGCGATGGCGCTTCGGTCGAAGTACCCAGGCGTCAAATTCATCATTGCCGGTGATGACGACCGGGGCACGGAAGGCAACCCGGGCAGGACAGCCGCAACGTCGGCGGCACTCGCCGTTGGTGGTGAGGTTTGCTTCCCCGAGTGGCCAGAAAGCGCGCCGATTGAGCTGTCGGACTTCAACGATCTGTTGCAGTGGAGGACGTCCAATGGCTACTGAAAACGTAATCAGCCTGGAGTCGAAAAGCCCGCTGCAAGAGGCCATCCGGCAACTGTCGGTCGATGCTGGCGCGCTTTATGCGCCGGCGATCCTCGACGAGCTTAAACGCACGCGGGACAAAGACCCAGCGGCCTGGGCACGCCTTCGCCAAACGGTAAAGGAAACCAAGGTTCTGTCGATGGCTGACTTCGACCGACTGACCGCCCCCGCCCTGGAAGGCAAGACCTCAGCCAATGATGGTTTTTTTGATGAGGTGGAGGCGTGCGCCGAGGCAGTAGATGGCGCTGCGCTGTTGGACGAAATTGTCCTTGCGATCAGTCAGTACGTGATTGCTGACAAGGAAACGATCCGCGCCGCCGCGCTGTGGGTGACGTTCACCTGGTTGACTGACGTTGTCCAGGTGGCGCCCATTGCCAACATCACAGCGCCGGAGAAGCGTTGCGGCAAAACGGTAATGCTCTCGGCACTCGGTAAGCTGGCATACCGCCCAATGCAAGCCAGCGACATTGCCACGGCGGCGCTGTTTCGCTCCATTGAGCTGTGGTCGCCAACACTGCTTATCGATGAGGTGGACGCGTTCCTGCGCGACAACGAAGAAGCACGCGGCATCCTGAACGCCGGGTTCACCCGCGACTCCGCGTTCGTGATTCGCTGTGTTGGTGACGATCACATACCTACCAAGTTCCGCGTGTGGGGCGGCAAGGCGCTGTGTGGCATTGGCAAGATTGCCGACACCCTGGCAGACCGGAGCATCCCGCTGCGCCTGCGCCGAAAGAAGCCTGGCGAAACCACCGGACACCTGCGTCATTCCGATGAAACCGTGTGGGAGCGCTTACGCAGCCGTATAGCCAGATTTGCAGAGGACAACGGCACTCGTATCGGCGCTGCCCGACCGACAACCATCCACGGCCTCAACGACCGCGCCAACGACTGCTGGGAGCCTTTGCTGGCGATTGCCGAGGCTGCGGGCGGTGACTGGCCACTGATGGCCCGACAAGCCGCTGTAGTGCTTCACGGCCTGGAGGGAGAGTCGCCAAGCGTTGGCGTAGAGCTACTGACTGACATCAAGGCCATTTTCGATAAGAAACAGGCAACCAGGATGTTCAGCTCTCACCTGCTTGATGAGTTGGTGGCGGATGACGAAGCACCGTGGGCGACCTGGAACCGTGGGAAAGCCATGGCACCGCGTCAGCTTAAAACGAAGCTTTCTGAGTTCGGAATTACCTCCAAGCAAGTCCGTATCGGATACGAATCCGGGAAGATGGGCTACGAGCGTTCCGACTTTGTAGAGGCTTGGGGGCGCTACCTTTCCCCGGCACCCCCCCTCAAAACCTCTACACCGCTACAAGCCACGCCACACAAGGGCTGCAGCGATATTGAAACCTCTACACAGGGTAAGAGTGTAGAGATTGAAAATGCTCTACAGTCCACGGAATACAAGGGTTGTAGCGGTGTAGAGGATAAAACACCCCTCCTCCGGGAAGAAGACGAGGAGGACCTGTGATGGCCGCCGTCGATTACCTGTTGGAGCGAGGATTCACAGCCAAAAAGTCGGGGATGCGTGTCCGCGTTTCGCCGGCTTCAAAGCTGACCGACGATGTTCGCCAGTACGTGAAAGCTCATCGTTTGGAGCTGCTGGCCGAACTGGCTGCCAACGACGGAGTGGAGCGCCGTTGTTATTGGCACGTCGTCCGTGACGGCAAGACGATCTGCACGATGGTCGGTGAGCCGAGCACTTACGCGGAGGCAACCACGGAAGTGAAATCACGCTGGGCAGACGCTGAGGTAAAGCAATGATGGCCGTAATGTTCACGGGGCACCTGAGCCGACCAGTTATGCAAACAGAACCGCACCGCTGGGAGGGTAGCGTGCGCAACGATCAGGAAGACCGTTCAGCGCGACTCCTGGTCAAGCGCAAGGCAATAGCAAGGCAACTTACGGGGTTGCCGATTGGCACCCAAGTAGCAATAACCGGTTTGCTTCACATCGTTCCGGTTATCAACGACCAAGGCGAGCCAAGGGTTCACCTGACAATCGAAGTAACCGCCGTGTTAACTGCGGCATCGAAAAAAACATTCATTCAGAAACTTTTTAGTTAAGGAACACAATCATGACTGACATTAAACTCGACGACATTGATGAAAAAAATGGTGAACTTGAAGGTCTGCGCTCAAAGAACCGCGAACTTTTGAACGAAGTAAAGCAACTTAAAATCCAACTTCGTGAACTTCAAGCATCTGCTGTTGGTGATAACGGCGAGACGGAAAAGCTGAAAGCGGAGTTGCTGGAGTTCAAAACCCGCGACGGCTGGTCAGCGATTACAAAGCACTCCGGCGTGTTGCCTGAAATGGTGAAGTATATGCGTCAGGAACTGGGCGCTAACTTGTCCATCGGCGAAGACGGCTCAATGCAGTTCGTCAATGCCGAAGGGAAAATCCTCACTGACAGCAAGGGCCGCGATCTGTCTCCGCTGGAGGTCGACGACGTTCGACTGCTGACCGAGTCTGTACGTGAGAAATTCCCGGCTTTCTGGCCGCGTCCGACCGGCACTGGCGCAGTCGGCAACGGTCATGGGCGCGCCGTGCCTCCAACCCCGGAAACCGACGAGCCTGCTAAGCATGAGAAGCCAGCTAGCTTCGGCCTGAAATAGCGTTTACCATTTGTCCAGCGGCCCCTGTGGGGTCGCTACCCTTCCGGCCTGTGGCCGACTCCCCCTGTAACACCGGCCTGTGGCCTCCCCGCGAAGTCTGTGACCCGCGATTCAAATCATCCATTGAATCGAGGCAATACCCTATGAGCACTACCCAACTCGCCGACATTATCGAACCGGCTGTTTTTACCGACTACATCATTCAAAACACGATGGAGCAAACCCGCCTCTATCAGAGCGGAATCATCGCCGCGAACGCCGTGATGCAAGCGCAACTCAAGGCCGGCGCACACAGCTTCACCGTGCCTTTCTGGCGTGACCTGGGCAACGAAGAAGCCAATATCACCAACGACGATCCGAACGACCGCGCCATTCCTCACAAACTGGGGTCTGGCAAGCAAGTTGTGCGCAAATCGTTCCTCCACAACTCCTGGTCTGCAATGAATCTGGCGTCTGAAATCGCCGGCTCTGATGCACTCAACCGCATTCAATCGCGAGTGACGGCCTACTGGGATCGGCAGATGCAACGCCGCCTGATTGCTTCGCTGAACGGGATCAAGGCTGCCAACGTCGCCAACGACGGCAGCGATATGGTCGTCAATATTTCGGGTGGCACAGGCAACGCTGCCAAGTTCAGCGCCAACGCGGTTATCGACGCAGCCGGCACCCTGGGCGACCAGCTCAACGCCGTCGTGGCCATCGGTATGCACAGCGACAAATACCGCGATGCGCTCAAGAACGACATGATCGAAACCATCCCCGATAGCAAGGGCGGCAGCATCCAGACCTTCCGGGGCCTGGGCATTGTTGTTGATGACGGCTTGCCTGTGGTCGATGGCAACTACACGTCTGTCTTGTTCGGTATGGGGGCATTTGGCTACGCGTTAACGGCACCGAATTATGCACAGGGCACCGAGATCGAGAACTTGCCGAGTGCCGGCCGTGGTGCTGGTCAGCAGATCCTGCACAGCCGGGTGAACATCGCAATGCACCCGAGCGGGTTCTCCTGGCTGGAGGGTGAGGTGGAAGGCGAAAGCCCGACCATCGCAGAGCTGGCAGACCCTCTGCACTGGCAGCGAATCCTCGAGCGCAAAGCAGTTCAACTGGCCTTCCTGGTCACGAAGTAATGGAGCTTGGGGGCAGTGATGCCCCCTTGTTGTTTATGACCCAGAAGAACAGAAACCCGGCAACCGGATCGCGCAAGAAGCCGCCGGCTGATGCAGCCGAAAAGCTGCTGGCAATGGCCGCTGATGGCGTGAACAAAAAAGGGTTGGCCTATGGATTGGGCACCACCGTCGAGCTGCTGAATGTGTGGCTCGATCAGTACCCAGAACTGCAACAGGCCATCGACCAAGGGCGCGAACGCGAGCACAAAGCGCTACACAACGCCCTGTACAAAGCCGCAGTGGATGGTGGCAACGTCACCGCCGCGATATTCCTGCTCAAAGCCCGCCACGGGTATCGCGAAGGCGACCAGGGCGACCAAGCCAACCGAGTGTCGATCAACTTCCAGTTGCCCGGTGCAATGCGCCTGGAGGACTTCACAAAGGATGTGACCCCGCGCAAGGAGACTCACGATGATTGAATTAAACAACTTCCAACAACGCCTGATGGCTACGCCTGAGGAACTGGACGTTTTCATGGGTGGCGGTCGTGGTGGTGGCAAGTCCTACGGCCTCGCCCTGGTGTGCCTTCGTCATGTCGAGCAGTACGGCGAGAAGGCACGAGTTCTGTACCTGCGCCGCACTTACAAGGGCCTGGCCGACTTTGAGTTGATCTGCCGGGAAGTGTTCGGGATGGTCTACGGATCTGCCGCGCGCTACAACTCTGCCGAGCACGTTTGGCGCTTTCCGAATGGCGGATACCTGGAGCTTGGCCAGCTCGAAACACAAGCCGATTACACGAAGTACCAGGGCCGATCGTTCACGCTTCTGATTGTCGATGAGGCTGGCCAGTACCCAACCCCTGAGCTGTTGGATTTGATGCGTTCCAACCTGCGCGGGCCGAGGGATATGCCTATCAGGATGATCGTTGCCGCAAACCCTGGTGGGCCTGGTCATTACTGGTTGGCCAAGCGTTACGTGTTCACCACCGCGCCGTGGAAACCGTTCTTGGAACCCAAGAGCAAACGGCAGTGGGTCTATGCGCCCTCGACCTACGAATCTAACCACTTCATCGACACAGACCAGTACAGCGACCAACTTGAATCGGCGTGCCCGGATGACCCTGAGTTGTTGCGTGCGTGGAAGACAGGTGACTGGGCAGTTAACCGCGGTGCCTACTTCGCGTCGGTGCTCGATGAGCAGCGTAATGCCGTTGACCCCTGGAATGAGATCCCTGATGACTGGTCAACCTGGCTCGCTCACGACTTCGGATCGAGCGCGCCCTCGGCAACCTACATCGTTGCAGAGGCACCTGGTGGCCTTGGCCCTGATGGCAAGTATTACGCTCGCGGTAGCCTGGTGCTGGTGGATGAGTTGGTGACGTGCAAACGGGATAGCCCGAACGCTGGGTTGAACTGGACAGTGCCCGTGCTGGCGGAAGAAATCGTGAAGATGTGCAAGCACTGGGATGTGAAGCCGTGGGGTGTCGCTGATGACGCGATATTTGCAAAGGGCGGTCACGCTGCAGGATCTATTGCAGATGAGTTCAGCCGTGCCGGTGTGAGCTTCACAGCAGCCAAGAAGGCCGACCGCATTACCGGGTGGAACATCATGCGCCGATTGCTCGCCGATGCGGGTAAGCCGGATAAGCCAGGTCTGTACATCAGCAGGCATTGTTCGTACCTGTGGGAGACTCTGCCAACGCTTGCCAGGGATCAGAAGCGGGTTGAGGACGTGGACAGCACAGGGCCAGACCACGGAGCCGATGCAGTGCGTTATGGCTGCTTGAGGCGGACTGCTTGCGTGGGGGGAGTGATCAAGATAAGGGGGATGTACTGA